CGTTTCAAGAAATCAACATCCTTTTCCGTCATATAGTGCGTGGGTGTCGATTCCTTATCTGGCATGGTGAATTTCATGTCATGTTCAGCAAGCCACTCAGCATATGTAATGTGAGTGAACTTGTCACACGATTCATCAACAGTTCCAATAACATCATCTCCGTATGTTAAGAAAGCACAATTCTCTTTGAAATCCTTTTCGGGATAAATCGTAAAGAAACAGCTTCTCAACAGCAGAGAATTAACTAAGGAATTGATAATGACAGTCAGGTTCTGCCCCGAAGGGTTAGTACCAAACAACTGAATCAAATCACCATTGTAAGCCATCACCGGGTACACAATTTCATGAACAATCATCTTCATCAAATGAATGTCATCATCAGTGTAACCGTCACATTTCTCAGCAATGTCAATCAAAATATCAAATGCTGCGATAGTGACCTGAGCGGGCATTCTCACGTCATACTTACTGTAATCACCAGCAAGAACACGATCTTTACCTTTACTCATGGCGGCTTCCCAGAGTTCTTCCCATTCCAATCCTTCTGCATTTACACCAACGGCGCATTCATATAGGATCGGATTCATTTGAATAATTCGAACAATTGGAAGGAAATACATCCTCACAAGTAACTGCAGAACAAGTGGAGCACTTTGAAATACTCTAACTTTATCTTTAGTCAACTTTGTGGGTTCATCCTTCAAGCATGACTTCCAAATCATGTAACATCTTTTGCCTTCACGCAAAATGGCAACAATCTTATCGAATTCAGCCCACACCTCAGGAATAAAAGTGCGGGGCTTACCAATTTCCGGATAATCTTCAGGGTCTAAATCCACTAACAGTGGATGCTTCGATCCAGATAACGGAAAACCAGGAGAAGATGAGAAGTTCATCGGGTCAATAAACTTAACTCCGATCATTCCACAAACTGTGGCAACTCTCGACAACGGTTTCACGTCGAAGAGTTCTGGTATTTTCTGTTTCAATCCTGTAGTCAATTCCTTGATAGAACGAACAGCTTTAGCCAAAACACTTCCAATCGGTAAACTTGGGACAGCAGCGTGAACTAGTGTAGCCTGATAAGGGTATCTTCCCTTGCCCTTCATCTTTGGAGGTCCCCATTTCTGGGGAACTCCAAACACCTTTTCAACACTCTCCGACATCATAGTAGGAGAGACGTTGCTTTTCGGTGTGGCTTTTCCACTAGTTTTTCCATAAACATCAATACAAGCTCCTTCAGTTAAGAAGTTTACTGCACTCTTTGGGTGAATCTCATCCCCTTCGAAAATGGGTTTTCCAAACGTTTCCGTCGGGAAATCTCCCATATTGGGGTTTAATTCTCCATTTGAAGCAGAAAGAACAACTCCATCAACTGCAGAAAGTTCACTGATGGCATAGTTAACTTGATCCAAAGTCAAAGTTCCACAGCCACCAATCTTTCCTTTGCCACCAAGATGGAATCCCATAATGGTGGACCCCTTCATATCACTAATAACAGGAGACATACACATTCCAGCCTGAGTTTCACAGGGTAAGTCATAATAACTTCCCATGAAAATCTTCTTGGTGTGCGCAACTCGACTGCTACCTTTGAAAAGCATAGGGATAGCTTGTAAAGAAGTGCCCATAATCTCGCGCGTGACAAGCTTGGCAGCACTCTTTCGTAACACATTCCCAGTAGGTAAAAACTTTCGAAAATCCTTCATCGATCCTCCACTTGTAATGAAACAAAGTGAAAAATCAGTTAATGGTATATCTACTCGAAATGCCTTGGAAATCTTGTCACGGAAGGTTTTGCCAACTTCTCCTTCAATGGCTTTGTAACACCTGATACTAACATCACGGTCTCCATGTTCATCTAAGAAATGAGTGGGAACCAATAAAAAGTTCGAGGTTATATAAAAACCCAATGTTGTCTTGTTCTTATCTGAAACGACTCCAATCAAATTGGTACGCATAGAAGCGGCCAAATTATCACATGTCGTAGTCTTAGATGGAAC